ACTGTCTCGGCTCCATGATGATTATGATCTTGCCCGTGAGATTTACCAAGAGGAAATTGACGCGTACATGGCTTATGTGTCTGACATCTGCAAGCCAGAAGAAATCTGGCGAATTCGAAAGTGCCTTGAAGTTCCCCGAGGACTCAATCAGGACGTAATCCACCATGCTGCATCCGCACGGTTGTGGTCGGATGTCGTTGAAGCGTATCGGAAGGATTTTACCCGGAATTTCTCAAACTGCAAGCATACCATCGGGCCAATTCGAATTATTAATGCGAATGGATTCTCCATATTCAAAACGGATGTAACGCCGTGGTACCTGGTCACATATGAACAACTTCAAATGCTACAGGACGCCGCACACTCGCGTCTTAATCTATACACAGCTCTGCATTTAGGATTCCATAATGGCACTACGAAGCTTTCTACATTTGTCGATCTCCTATTACATTGGCAAGAGGATTGTCTCCGAGTCTACGGTAATGATGGCTACGAGTTGATTAAGTCTCCAGAAGCCGTATTCAAAACACGCCTCAATTCACTCACAGGCGGGGATGTGTTGCAGTACTCTTCTTACGATCGCACCATTGATAAGATGATGGTAAAAGAGAGGAAATTATCTACCGCACCAACCTTAATTCCACGACTCGACAATCTAGCCCGCAAAGTTTTTGACCTGAATGATTGTGCAGAACTATTCGGGCTCATCAAGCTTTCCGGCCACCCAATCGTGTATGCAGAGAAGTCTGCGGCCTCCGTTCGAACTGAGGCCCTGCCAGTGGGTACTCATAATATCTACTATATTCGTCAAGTCCGGCGAATGATGACCCATCTTACATTATCCGGCTATATTAAGAAGCACTCCGCTTGGCCTCCGTTCATTTGCGCTCCACCGATTGGAACTGAACTCCGCCGTCATTACAATAATCGGGTCACTGATCTCCCATTGAGCTCGTACAACTTGTCAGACAATGATGGTGTATTGTTTGATAAGTTTGTCGAGTTTGACTACTCCGACGACTACCTTAAATTCTTGGACGACAAAGCCATATGCCCTGGAGTCCAGGAGACAAGCAAGTTTTGGTTTGGGAATCCGAATAAAATAGAGCGTCGCCTCCTAACAAAGATCCTCACCTTGCCACATTTTGACGCTCGCTCGAATGTAGAACGACTGCGCCGTAGGCAATTCCTTCCGGATGAAATGATTGTTGAGCTAACCCAAAAGGAGCGAGAACTTAAGAATGCTGCTAGGTGCTTCTGCAAGTTGCCTATTCGGATCAGAACGTTCTTCACTCTTACAGAGTACAATATAGGGGAATATTTTATGAAACCGTATCTTCCGCATCAAACAATGACGATGTCGAGCGCCGAAGTTCGGGATCGACTGCACAAGATGACGAAAAACAGTAAGCATCGCGAAACTGCACTCGTGGAATCAGACTTATCTAGGTGGAATTTGCGAATGAGAGAGAGCACAATGGCCCCAGTGACATCTATCCTCGAAGATGTGTTTGGGCTACCCGGCGTATTCTCGCAGGCTCACTGGTTCTTCAGTCATTCGACAATAGTTCTTACAGATAAGCACGAGTTACCAGAAGGAGCATCGCGGGATAAGCCAATAAACGAATGGCCAGAAGGAGCGTTGTTATGGCGTAACAGACATTTGGGGGGATTCGAGGGGATTACCCAAAAGCCGTGGACAATATTCACAATTTGCATGATGCTCATTGTGCTTCACGACAAAAACGTATCATTCATCATGGCTGGTCAAGGTGATAATCATGTCTTCGCCCTCTCCTTTGATACCTCGAAAGTTTCCATACGTGAGCAACTCACCGACGTTCTTGCGTGTATGCAAGTAAGATGTAGTTATCTCAATCACGATGTAAAACCTGAGGAGTGCATCGATTCTTTGACGGTCCTGACATACAGTAAAGAGTTATACGTAAATGGCGTACATATTCTATACAATCTCAAATTTGCCTCACGAACTATGTCCGTATCTGACTCTGACGTTCCTTCACTCTCCAAAGAGATCGCGGCTATCAATGCAACCGCAATCGCATGCGCCGATTCGTGTAAGTATACGTTCAAAGCAACAATGTGGCGGTCATTGATGACACTTTGGCACTTAACAACTCGCCGCACGAGTCTAAATCACGAGGCTGAGTGGCAAATTCTGAATGAAATACGGGATGACCGCGAGCTAAACAAATTCGTTCTGTTACTTCCTGGATC